CTAGTTACAAAGTCACATCAGAACTTGTTGCAGGCAAATCGCTTGGCGACACAATCACCGATGATGAGCTGCAAGGCTCATCGATTGAGGCCCTCATCAGTGCGGGTCATATCGAATACAAACAAACCAAGAAAGCAGAGGCTGAATAGTCATGGCTATTTATGTAAACAAAGACATCACAGTTCTTGTCAACGCAGTTGATTTGACTACCTATGTCACAAACGTGGAAGTCGTCAAGGCTGTGGACAGTGTTGAAAGCACGACCATGTCAAGCAGTTCGACCAACGGACACACCTTCGTGGGTGGAATCCAGAACAACACAGTGACAATTTCATTCAACCAAGACTTCGCAGCTACAAAAGTCAACGCGACTTTGACTGCCCTTGTCGGTGTTCAAACCACTGTTGTTGTCCGACCAACTTCAGCAGCTGTTGGCGCAACAAATCCAAACTTCACTTTGACTGGCGCGCTCATGTCTGAGTACCGTCCCGTGACGGGCGCTGTTGGCGACCTTGCCACTGTTGGTGCTATCACCTTCAACGGCGGACTCCTTACAGAACCAATCGCCTAATGTTTGAACTCCACATCGCCACTGTGCTGGTCGATGGGAGCGAACATGAAATCGCCCTATCGGTAGCAAGCCTCATCGAATTTGAGAAACTGCACACCGTTTCAATCATCAAAGCCGTTGACGAAAACCTCTCCATGGAATACCTAGTAACTCTGAGTTACCTTTCCATGAAACAAGTGGGCCACGTCAGCAACATTGAGAAATACCGTTCAGAAGTGAAAGGCATTTCCTACAGGGTGGAACGCATCCCTTTTGGCGTGACGGCATCCACGGAGTCATCGCCGGACTAATCCTTTCGGGGATTCCATGGCGGGACCTGAAGGACATGCCGATAACACTCATCAGCACTCTTAGCCAAGCCCTCCAAGACAGACACAAGTAATGGCAAACATTCAATCAGACATGAAAATCAAGGGCCTTGACGAAACGCTCAAGCGTCTTAAAAAACTTGAACCTGATTATGTAAAAGAGATGAATCGCCAGATTCGAAAAGAAGCTGCACCAACGATCAAATCCATCAAGGATTATCTCAAGTTCATTGACTCTGACATCACCCCGTTTAACTCATCTGGTGGGGATTCTCGTATTACCAAAGGTGAACTTGTTAAGGGTCGTGGCGGAGCAACCGCGTGGAACAAACAGCTCATTCTTCGTGGCATACGTTTCAAACTTGGTGGCCCAAAGCGCAAAGCCCGAATGGGGAACAGTGCTTATTCGATGTTCAGCATTATTCAAAACAACCCCGCTGGTGCTATCTACGACACCGCTGGGGCGCGCGGTGGCAGTTCCCCATTCATTGACAACCTTGACAGTGAAGATGTCCCGCATCGCTCTGGTGAGCGCAAAGGACGCAAAGGTCCTTCTCGGTATATGTGGCCCGGTGGAGAAGAACATCTACCACATTTAACAGCAACCGTTCATGGCATTGTGCAGGATGTAATCTTGCGCGTGAACAGAGAAGTGAGATAACCAAATGGCTGCAGTAACGCTTCCCATCGTCACCACCTACAACGATAAGGGTGTCAAGGGCGCACAGTTCTCTCTAAAAGGTCTGGTGACCTCCCAGTTGGGTGCAGCTGTCTCGGCTGGGGCTTTGGTCCAGCAACTTGGAAAAGCCGTTACAGCGTTCAATGAGGATGAGAAGGCAGCTGAACAATTAAAGATTGCAGTGCAGAACTCCACGGGAGCAACGGACCTTCAGGTTGCTTCAATGGAAAAGCAAATAGCCAAAATGGAGGCCACTTCTGCGGTGTCGGATGACAAGCTTCGTCCGAGTTTGACCACACTGGTCAGGGCCACCAAAGATGTGACTCAAGCACAAGACCTGTTGAACCTCGCACTTGACATTTCAGCAGGCACAGGCAAAGACCTTGAGACTGTTTCCCTTGCTTTAGCCAAGGCACAGAACGGCAACGTGGGCGCGCTTACCCGTCTTGGTGTGTCCCTAGATGCCAACGCTGTTGCCACCAAAGACTTCGACACCATCCAACGACAATTGGCAACCAGTTTCAAGGGTGCATCCGAAGCTGCAGCTTCTTCTTCTGCTGGCGGAATGGCTCAACTGGCAATCACCGTGGACAACCTCTATGAATTGGTTGGTTCACAACTCTCCCCAGCAGTAAACGACTTTGCCACAATTCTTAATAAGGTGATTCCTTCTGCCACCGAAAGAGCCACTGGAGAAACCAACAAATACGTTGACGCAGTTGGCAAATTGTTCTTGTATGTAACTCCTTCCGGCTCACTTATCAGAGGGTTGAAATCAATTGGTAAGTTGCTTCATGTTGTTGCTGGCGAAACAGAACAAGTCGGCAATGTCACTTTCTACACTGCAGCTGAGTTCCGCGACATGGACGCGCTCATGTCAAACAGGTATAACGAGACGCTTAAAAAGACAGCCAAAGAACTAGCCGAACTACGCAAGAAACAAGCCGAGGCGCGCAAGATTGCTAAAGACCATGCTGACACTTTGCGTGACCGAGTAGTGACCGCTGTTGACGCTGTTGCTTCAAGCCTTCAAGATGCCAAAGACCAACTCAACGACTTTGCCAATTCAACTGCTAATTCCATTAGTGGTTTTGTTTCGCTTGCTGATGCTTTTAAAACACAAACAGACGCAGACTCAGAAGTCACCGATGCACTGAAAGCCCGCAAAGAGGCTTATGCCGATTTAGCAAGATTGAACCCAACAGAGGATGCCGAACAATATGCAGCTGCACTTCAAAAAGTTGCTGACGCAGAAAAGAACGTGACCAGCGCGCAAACCACCCGCGCTAGTTCAAACTACGGTCAAGTGTTTGCTGACCAAATTGCTAAAGCAAAAGAGTTTGCTGCAAACCTCACGACACTCACATATCAAGGGCTGTCCAAAGATGGCCTTGCTCAACTGTTAAACCTTGGTCCAGTGGCTGGCGCACAAGTAAGCGCGGAACTAATCAGAGGCACCGGGTCGCTCACTCTTAGCGGATTGAATGAGGGTCTTGCTGGTATTGCAGCTGCAGGTCAAAGCCTTGGCAATGTTGCTGGCAACGCTTTCTTTGGTGGCAACGTCAACCAAGCACAGAACGCATTGAATCAAGCTAAGAGCTATCAAATCACAGTGAACGCTGGCCTTGTCTCCAACCCTGCCCAAGTCGGGCGCGAAATAATCGAAGCCATCAAATCAGCCGAACGCTTGTCGGGTCAAGTTTTTGTGTCGGTATGACCCAACCAATTCTTCAAGTTCTAATTGGTTTTCAAACCACTGTCGGGTTCGGGCAACCGTTCCAACTTAATGACGCTTTCTATGGTGTTCTCAACACTGCTGGTCGTGGCACTTTGGGTGGTGTCCAATTGTCAGATGTCACCGAGTTTGTTCAATCCGTTTCCATCACTCGTGGACGGTCACGCCAACTTGACGAATTCAACTGTGGCACCGCGCAAATAAACCTGTGGAACAAGACCCGCACATTTGACCCGCTCAACCAGTCTTCCCCGTATTGGATAGGTGGAGCAACACAGCAAACAGGAATTGTTCCACGCCTACCAGTTCAAATTCTGGCCAACGGCATACCCATCTACACAGGTCTAGTCACCGATTGGGACATCAACTATGACTTAGGTTTCAACGACACCGCCACAGTGCAATGCGCAGACGCTTTCACCGTGTTGTCAAACCAGCAAATCAATGCAGTCACCCCATCAGCTGAAAAGACCGGGGCGCGCATCGACACAGTGTTGAACTACACCGAAATTAACTATCAAGGCGCGCGGTCAATTGACACTGGTTCTTCCACCCTCGGCGCTTTTGCTATTGATCAAGACACAAACTGTCTGAACTACCTTCAGCAAATCAACACATCTGAGCAAGGCTTTTTGTATATGAGCGCAAACGGCACCCTCACCTTTAAGGGCAGGTCCAGCGTTCTTAACCCAGTGTCAGGTGCCACGTTCAACGGTGACGGCACAGGCTTGCCATTCAATTCGCTAATGAACCAGTACGGCGATGAGCTGCTGTACAACATCATCAATACCCAGTCACCAGCTGGGGCACTTCAAACAACCAGCAACGCCACATCTATTGCCCAATACCAAGCCCAGACTTACAGCCTCACAGCCCTTCTGAACAGCACCACAACAGAAGTGGCATCGCTTGGCAACTATTTGCTAGGTCGATACAAGAACCCCATCCTCAGGTTCAACGGGTTAGCCAGTCAACTTTCTGGAATGACCACGGCCCAACAAAACATTGCTCTCAGTCTTGACCTCACCAGTATCTGCACAGTAGTGAAAAACTTTGTGACTGGCACCCCGTCAAGCGACTCACAAACCTTAATTGTTTCAGGCGTTAACCATACAATCACACCCGGCAATCATCAGATTTCCTACACTTTTGAGTCCACAGACGGCAACGCTTATTTCACTCTAAACGACACTATTTTCGGTACTCTTTCCACATCAAACCTTCTAAGTTTCTAAAAGGAGACAAACAACATGGCAACACCAACCAACCTTCCAGCATCCTTTGTCAGCGGGGCTATTCTCACTGCAGACCAGCAAAATTCACTTAGGGGCGCTTTTCGTGTCTTGCAACTTGACAGCGTCAACGTGACCGCTAACAGTTTTACTACGTCGTCTTTAACCAATGTAAATATCACTGGTCTTACTTTGACCATTACTCCACAGTCCACAACTAGCAAGATTCTTATTTTTTCTAGTCTTAACTTTGGTGCAGACTCAGCGATTGCCGCATATTTAAGTATTGCAAGAAACGGCACCGTTGTTGGGTCTGGAACTGACGCAAGTAGCGTCTCGTTAATTCCAAGTAACGCAGTACCGGCGACTTGTTCTTTTATGTTTCTTGACAGTCCAGCGTCCGTAGCGGCGCTTACTTACACAATTCAAGTGAGAGTTAGCGGGGGTAACTTCTATCTAAATACGCGCGGTGCGTCTAACCTTTACAGAGGCGCAAGCAACTTGACAATTGCAGAAATCAGCGCGTAATGCGAAAAAGCCTAATTCTATTGGTCTTTTTAGGGTCGCTCACCGCTTGCTCAGACCGTACCCGCGTCAATTGTGAGCGCGTAAAAAACAAAGCACTTTCGTCAGCAACAGTTGCAACGAACGAAACAGGGACAGGACGTTGCGCGTGAAATTTCGAGCAAGACTTTCAAACGAAGAAATCAAAGGGCGACTCATTTTGATCGTTGGACTAGCAATTTCCATTGCATTCGTTGGCACCGTGTTCGTACTTCTGTACGGACTTTTGTTTGTCGTTCAGCCTCTTGAGCAGGCACCCAATGACGCTGAGGCTTGGAAGATTCTGTCCCCACTGACTTTGACCATGTCGGGCGTTTTGGCGGGGCTCCTCGCTTCTAACGGGCTCAAGGGGAACCAAAACGATAAGGACAAAGAATGAGCGTTCGCCCCTATCCCTACTACCCAGCGTGGGACGGCAAAACCACACAACCCGTGACCAGCAAACTTGTTGAACTATGCAAAGCACGTTGGGGTCTTGTGTCCCTAGGCACCTACGCCAATAGAGCAATGCGCTCAGGGGCAAGCCTTAGCGTCCACGCCACCGGGTATGCAGCTGACTTGAAATACAAAGACGAAGCACAAGCGCGCATCATCTGGGACTGGTTCCTTGCCAACTCTAAAGCCCTTGGCCTTTGTGAAATGCACTGGTACGCCTATGGTGAATACGGCGCGGGCTACCGCTGTTCTCGTGGCGAAGGCAAAACAGGGGTCAAGATTTACACCGCAGATGACAACGCTGGTTCCTATCAAGGCTCTCCAAATTGGTTTCATATTGAACTGGCAAATCAAACTCCTGAGAACTTTGAAAAAGTCTTTCGAGCGTTGAAATAAGGATTCCCAGCTTGTTTGAGCGGGCTGGGACTAGGTGGTGGGTGCCTTTGTTTCCATTGGGGTATCCACCACCGCTTTCTCAAATTGTGTAAAGTCACATCCAGCCACTCAAAGGGCTTCACCAAAGGAAACACATAATGCAGAAAATCATTTTCGACTTACCACTGTTTAGAAGTACAGACCCTGAAACTTCACGGCAAGTAACCCCCATGAAAGTGGGCAGTCACCGCGCCATCCTCCTAGCCATCTATGCAGATGCCACACTCGGCTTGACAGACGAAGAAGCTGCATCTCGCGCTTCAGCCCAAGGTCATGAAATTAAGGGCTATTGGAAGCGATGCTCAGACTTACGCACTGCTGGGCTTATCCACGACTTAGGCATCCGTAGGACGCTCTCAAGTGGCTCTCAGGGCATTGTGTGTGCAGTTACCCAATCAGGTCTTGACTTGGTTAGGGGCTGGGCATGACCTACACACACGAGCAAATGTTCATAGCCGTCCTGTTCGGCTGGTGCCTCTCTTGGGCTTATTTCAAGGTCGTTAACCGCTGGTGGCGCAAGTGATGCTTCCCTCATGGGGCTATATGCCGTTATGGTCTAAAGACAAACTAACCCTCGTCCAAATCTTCACGGATTCGGCAACAGAAGAAATCGTCAAGGTCACAGTCGCCACAAGGCAGGCTCCATGGATGACGTTTGCTTCGATTACAGAAGTTGAAATGGTTGATTAAGAGAATCATGGCACTAGCCCTCATCACCGCCCTATCCACCCCAGCCCACGCAAGTGCAGCTGCTAATTCCTGCCCGCAATGGGAACCGCTACTCAGGCAACACTTCCCAGCAAAGGTTGTCCCGGTCATGTCGAAAGTGATGTGGCGCGAATCGCGTTGCACCGAACGCGCATTGTCGCCAGTTCGCAAATCCACAGGTCGCCCAGATGTCGGGCTCCTTCAAATCCAAGGGTCGTGGGCTACTGTGACACGCGCTGTCTGTAAGAAACAGGATGTGATCAAATCACTGCTCACTGCTAACTGCAATGTCAAGGTTGCTGGCTATCTCTACAAGAACGGTGGCCTTGGTCACTGGCGAGCAACATCAGGAAAATAACAAAGGAAACAATGGAAACATCAACAGGCGAACTCATCGCCAAATTAACCAATCTGAGCCACAACTTGGCTCTGGAGTTGCGGTTCAAGGAATCAAGCCTTGTGCTTGAAGCCGTTGGCGCGCTTCACGCATTGCCGAACATTGCCGAAACCATTCGAGATTCATGGCACCCGTCATTCAACAGTTCAGGCCCGTCAAAAGGCATCACATATATCAGCAACGTATCATTGGGGAAATCAGATGAGTGAAAAAGTAATCGTGGGCAACATCGGTATCCACCAAGTAACCAAGGACAACATCAGCTGCAAAGTCACCGACCACGACACTTTTGCCTGCATCACCCTTGACTTTGGTTTGACCAGCGTCACGCTATTTACCAGCCGTGATGACACTGCAGCTATCAGAAGAATCCTTGGTGGCTGGTGAGTGAGTACACACACAACGATGACATGGCAGACCTGCTCTATGCCAAAGACCAAGAGATTGCCGAACTCCAAAAGAAACTTGAGTACGTTCGTTCAATGCTCAACCAACTAGAAAAGGACTATGCCCGTGGGCTTTGATATTGACTCCTATGAACCAGTCCAAAGCAGGTTCTCCCGCTTCATTGAATGGGCCGAAACGCGTGAGCAGTTCTTCGCTGTCATCTCGGAACTTCTGTCCCTGCCCGGTGAAGACATCTGTGTAATGAAGACCAGCATACTTTGCGATGGCGTGGTCGTAGCCACAGGCCATGCAGAAGAAGTCAGGAACATGGGAAACGTCAATAAGACCAGCTCATTGGAAAACTGTGAAACCTCCAGTCTGGGCAGGTGCCTAAGCAACTTTCCGATGCACAACTTCTGTGGGTCATCGCTTGACAAACGCCCTAGCCGTGAGGAGATGCAGAAAGTGCAGCGCGGAGACACAGTCATTACCGAGTCCAGCAACCTTGCCAGCGAGAAGCAACAGAACATGATTCGTGCCGTATGCAAATCAATGGGCAAAATTCCTCCGCACAACCTCCAGTCATTCTCAAAGCGCGAAGCGAGCGCGTACATCGATTCATTGAAGAACGGTGAGCAACCAGCCCCAACGTATGACAGCCCTGAGGAGCCGTTCTAATGCTTGACCTGTTCAGTTTTGTCATCATGTTGAGCGCGGTGTTCATGTGTGGGTTCATGCTTGGCAAAGACAAACGATGATTCCCATAAGCGAGTCATCCTTTCAGGCCCAAGTAAAGGCACTGGCGTTTCAGTTCGGTTGGTCACTGCACCATTCCCAACCGTCAATGACACGCACCGGGCGTTACATCACCACAGGGTCCACAGGGTTCCCTGACCTTGTCATGGCTCATCAAGAGCGCGGACTCATCTTTGCCGAGTTAAAGACCGAGAAAGGCAAAGCATCTGAAGCACAGCTGCAATGGTTGAGAACACTTCACCCTCACGCTGAGTGCTACCTTTGGCGACCATCAGACATTACCTTCATAGCTCAAAGGCTCTCCCAGTGTTAATACTTGCGTGGTACGCCCTGCTAATATCCATCGGCATTGCCATTCTTCAGGGAGTGCGTAAAAATTAAATGGTGGTGCTTCGAAGCGTGAACAGGGATGCGATAAGCCCGGCAGTTGAAGTTAAATGAAATAGTTAGCTGGGTAATCGGTTCTAGAAAGACCCCACACAAATATGCAGCCACCAATGATTACAACTGAATACGATCATGGCCACATACGGAGTTGAACTGTGTTGGTGTTTACACGGGAACGTGGGTCGTGCAGTGCGCCTTGCCTCTTGTGATGACTTACTTGAAGGGATGCTGGGGTCAGTCACTGTTCAGCGTCTAAACGTCATAAATACGAATGGTGTCCACTTCAACAATGTGTCCGGCAACCTTGACCTACTTGGTCAGAACTGTGGGGAACACAAACCACCAGACCGAACACGAACACGGAAGCAACCGCAGGCGAAGCCAAGGGCGCTAGCAATAACACAAAGGAA